CGAACTTGACTAAACACATCTTCATAATTCACCTTGGCATCGTATGCCATGGTGTATGCAAGTTCAATCAGTTTCATCTTGTCATCGAGTTTGTCTACCAGACGAACGTCATGGATGTTGTACTCGATAAACTTCTGCCAGTCGTTCTCATAGAACTCTTTGAACGTATCAAACTCAGAGTGATCAAGTTTCTTCTCACCTAGTTCTACGTTGCAGATATGGTCAAGACGATAACTCTCTTGGTTTGTATAAGTAAACTTCTTGTACAGTTCAAGATAGTCAAGACAAGAGATACCTAGAGTGTCAATAGCTTGTTGCTTACGACCTTTGATATAAATCTCACGAGTAGATACAAGTTTCCAAGGAGAAAGAAGTTTGGTAAACTTCTCACCCAACACTCTGTTGATGCGATTGTGGATGTACGGCATATCAAACAACTGCACGTTCCACCCTGTAATCACATCTGGAAAGTTTTCCTGCCAGTAGTCAAGGAATGCGCCCAACATGCCTTCTTCTGATCTGAAATGTAGGTAGTCCACCATGGGGTCTTTGTTATCGAATGCTCTCGCTCCGAACACAGTAATCCTACCAGTGAAACTATCTTTGATTGAGATGGCGAGTATTTCCTGATCGGCACTTTCAATGTCGGGAAAACCGTTTTCTGCTGCTGTTTCAATGTCAATTGTGAATACACGGATCTTACTAGCATCGAACTTTAATTCCTCTTCTGGATGTTGTTCAGCAATGTATTGATATAGGAAGCGACTGTTGCCATAGATCTCAAAGTTTTCTACTTCCTTGTATTGTTTTACGAAGTCCCGTGCTTCAGAAATAGAACCAAACTGATGTGGTTCAACACAGTCTCCTTCTAGTGTACGCCATTCTGAATAGTTCTTTGTAGGCAAATACAGCGTAGGGTTGAAAGGAACCCTGACGCTGTAGCGATTGCCATTTTCATAACCACGCACAAGCAGACGGTTGCCTGCTTGCTCAACACTAGTGTAAAACTTCATTCAAGACATTCAATATAACGAGCAAGCAGTTGCTTGCTAGGGTTGGTCATAACAGTCAAGTCAGAAGACCTGACGTTAAACTCACGTTCATCAGCGTGTGGTGCCCATTGAGTGATCTGACCTTCACAGTCTACCACATAGGGTTCTACCATCCACACGTCAGGGTCACCTGGCAAAGTGTCCCCTTCAACTGGTTCTACTTGAGCGATGATCCATTCATTCTGCAGTTTCAGCAGGTTCGCCTTCACTTCCATCAGTTACCTCAGTTGGGAAAATATTTTCATCTGGTACACCAAGTTCTCTCAACTTGTTAGCATAGTTATCAAGAATGCCGTTGTCGGGAAATACAACACTAATGATATGCTCACCACTCAGACGATGTTCTTCCTGAGGTGAGTAAGGACACCAACGCTTATATTCAATGGGGATTGTACCATCCTCATTTTCTACACCCAAAGACAATCCAAAAGGATATAGCATACGATATCCAATTACTTTATTGTCTTGATCTGCATCACGAATGTCACCGAACAGACATAGGACATTTTGTCCATTAGTCAAGTTCACAATACGGACGTTGTGATTAGTCCTCAGTTCGATCTGTTCTGTCATTGTTTAGTTCCTTTACTTTTTCTACTTTGTCTGTGTAAGATGCTTGAAGTTGTGGTTCAGGATCACTGATTGTCATGATGCAATCATAAGGGATCTTGAACTGCCAGTCAGAAGAATACGGGTTCCACTTACTGAACTTTACTGAGTATTCCATTTGGTATTGCTCAGTAAGATATTGGGGACGGTCACCAACCATCTCAAGGATGTAAGGATCTTCCATAAGAAGACAAACACCTTTTTGATTGATGCCCTCCCCATCGAAGATTTCCTTGAGATCAGTGATGACCCGTTCACCAGTCTTTAATGTGACTACGGAGATTGCCATGGTGATATTGTTTTACACTATAGTTTACCATCAAAAAAGGGCACCGTCAAGTGCCCTTAAGTTTTTATTTAGAACCATTTCTTTCGCTTCTGTTTCTCGGGCAGTTCTTTTCTCAATGTTATTGTAAGAAGTCCATCAGTGAATTCTACACCTTCAACTTCTACATCATCTGCCATCTGCCAGTTGCGTGAAAATGTTTTATATGAAATACCTTTGTGTGCATACTCACGTTCTTTTTCTTCACGTGATTTGCGAGCAGAAACTGTTAAGACGTTTCGTTCGGTCTCCACTTCGATATCTCTTTCTGAAAATCCTGCAAGAGCGACTTCCAGTATTGTTCGACCATCATGTCCATGAACGACATTGTAAGGAGGATAACTTTTTCCTGCTCCTGCAAGAGCTTCAAGTCTGCTGAATGTTTCATCGAACCCAATTGAATGCGGTGTGTATGTTTCCCAATTAAATGTTACCATTGTCCTGTTAAGCGACGTGTACGTGTGACCCTTGCGGCATCACAGTAATAGTTATAACCGTACAAGAAAAATGCTATGTAGGGAGAACCAGCACTATCATTACGGTTTATACCAAAGGTACAGAGTGCAGAATAGTATCCTGTGATTTATCACCTTCAACTCTATTACTATTGATGTAATTCATAGTATTAGAATTGAATAAATCTATACCAATACTATAGCGTGGTTTTTCTACAGGTGCAACATAATGCTCTACCCAAGATGGAAACATAGTTAATCTTCCAGGAAGATTTTGTGCTTTCCAAGATCCATAATAAGATGTTAGATGTGGAATTATGTACTCAGTTACAGTGTCATTGCATAGTGCAATGTTAGCACTGAGATATGTGTTCTCATGATATGCATGACAGTGTTGTGTTACTGCTTCTCCTGGTGTGAGTGCTACTGCCCATCCCCTAATCCATACTTCTTCTGTTGGTAGATCAAGTGCTGTCATATAACAAGAGTATATGTTAGCAATTTCTTCTTTCAGTTTTTGTATGATGGGATATTCCCACTTAAAAATATTATAGTCTTCCCAAACTTGTCGATACAATCCTAAATTATTTTCTTCAATAGCATAAACTAAATCTGGAATGATATCTTCAGAGATATCATCTAACCATATGGGCACATCAAAAGTGGGAGCAAACGGTGTGTTTGCCTCCCACGATTTCCATCTATGCAATTGTCCATCATAACTCTCTGTCTTACAGAATGCACTGTCTAAGACATTATCAATGTCATTCAGCATTTACTTTCTTACGACCAATATTGTATTTGCTCTCTAGTGTCCACTCACCTTTTTCTTTGTAAGAGAGAACTTTGATTTGATTTAGAGGAGCAAGATCAGAAATTTTTGCAAGACTAACATCGCAGATAGAAACAAGACCCCAATCAACTAAGAGTTGGATAATTCTGTTACGACGTTGTAGATCATTCAAAGAGAAATTAGTTTTCTTGCCGTCAAGGGCAAACAACTCTTTGAAATGTACAATATAATACTTACCTTGTTTGTGTAGGATATGACAAGACTGGTAGATCTTTCTTTCTTTACGTGATGCCACACCAATTCTAGTCAGTGTTTCTCTCACTTTGAGGAAATCATCTGGTTCAGATAGAACCACTTCTACCATGTCCGTCTGTTTCCATTGGACTTCAATTTCACCGCTCATGTTTACCACCTTTGCTCAATGCTTTTTTAATATGATCTAGTTGATCCTTGGTGAGAATTCTGAGCGCCTGCAGAGCTTTATCGTCATTATAACCATAATACTCTTTGACTAACTCAAGATAATCAATAGAATCTTTTCGTGCCCAAGGAGAGAAACGTTTCCTTGGTTTCACACTATTTAGCAAAAAGTCATACTGTAACTTCTTTGGTAGATGAGGATTTTTATTCAACTCATTGACAAACAAGATAGTATCAGTAAAAGAACTGAGACATCTGTTGATGATGTAAGGTGGATAACCTTTCTCCGCATCAATGTCACCATCAAGGATGTTCTTTTTGGATTGGTTGATGCTGTACAGGTAATCTTTCAGTTGGTATGTCATTGAAGTGTCGATAAAATGATAGAACGTTTCCAGATATAATAAAAAAATTTGTCACGATCAACTGGAACATAATAAGGGTTCTGATGGTAGCAATCTGATCTGCTTCCTTATTAGTTTTGCCGTGCTTTTCACCTAGAGCTTTCGCCCATAGTCTCCATAGTTTTTTAGAACTTCGCATTGACACCAACAACAGTAGCGCCAGGGTTACGGGCAAGGGCAACCTTACGGGCGTCTTGATAATCTACGGCGATGACTTCTTCTTTGAAGACTGTGCCTGCTTTGAAAAGGGTTACTTCACATTTCATAGTTGCTTAGGACTAGTTCTTTACGGGATGCTTGATCTGTATTATAACTCCCCACGGACCTCATTGTGTAGGTGTGTGCAAATTCTGCTGCTGTCCACCCTTCAAACCTCTCACGAATGAGTTGAGACGAATTATAAGATATGAGTTGAGGACCAATAAACCGATCACACTTGATAGCAAAATGGTCGTGGTTGAACCCGCTATGCATATTCCCCCGTTTGCCATATAGATTAGATCTAATTTCATATGGGGGGTCGAGGTAAGTGAAGGTCTGCTTGCAATCGCTAAGGAGTTGTTCATATCCAAGGTTAGTAATTTTCCAATTGCCAATCAATGCTTGATAGTCAGTCAGTCTCTCAATACCTGCTAGTGAGAAGTTTTGATCACTTGCTTGTTTAGAGAAAGAGGAACTTTCTGTGAGACCTGAGAAACTACACTTATTGACAACATAAAAAGAAACAGCACGATGAATGTTCTCAGTCTCATTGGTATCTTTTTCCAAGTACGCTTTAGCATCCAAGAAAAGTTGCTTAGCGGAAGTGGGGTCAGGGTGCCTTTGTTTAAGTTGGAGTAGGATGTTCTTAACTTCATGTCCGTTGTCTTGGAGTTCTCTCCAGAAATTATAAAGTGGTTCGTAAAGATCATTGACCCAGATATCCAAACGAGGATATCTCTTGGTGATCTCCAAAGCAACACTGCCGCCACCTAGAAAAGGTTCGCGATACTCTTTGTAGTTTGATAGATCAGGAATATATTGAAAGAGTTTGCTAAGTGCTCTACTCTTTCCCCCTGGATACCTCAATGGTGTTTTCAGGGATTTGATAGTCTGGGGCATGATATTTAAGGTATTCAAAAAAGGTGAGTTTCATCTCCTTGAGCGTCATACCACAATGTGCGGCAGCCGCTGGTAAGTTCATTGTAGCATGAAACAGAGCATCATTTGCTTCTGCTACGTTTGTTGGTGTTGTTTTTACTCTTGACGTATGCCCACTGTCTAGCAGGTTCTTTTTCCAATCGTTCATACATCTCCTCCATCATAATTTGTTTGGGATCTTTTTCAAGAAAATTTAGTAGTGTCATGATCTTTCAAATTGAATATTAAATGAGACACTTACTCTAGTGTCATCACTCTCATTGGTTTTCACACCATGCTGCAACCAACTGGGGAATAGCAGTATGGTTCCAACCTCAGGAGTTACATCAATTGATGTTGACAAGTGTTCGTAAATAAATGAGGAACTCATCTGTGTAATCGGGTTACGAAAAAACAACTCGGATCCTCTACCAGGAACTTTGTAATAGTAAACACCAGAGATGTCACTAGATCCATGGTCATGAACATGTGCGTAATTACCTTTCTCATACTTAGAAAACCAACATGATTTAATTGTGTGTTCTAAGTCTAAAGAATAGAAGTTAGATTGTTTGAATTGAATTGCTTCCAGATACATATCCAAATGCCTTTCAATTTCTCTAGGAAAAAACTTCATGGTAGGTTCTATAATACTACCACAAAAATCTGGTTCTGAAATATAATGTGTTGGACCCCATCCTGATTTCATAGAGAAATCAGAATTTAAATATGCAGTGTCAAGTTCTTCCTGTATCTTTGGTAGAAGAAATTGTTCTGCATCTGACTTCCAAACAGGAACACTATAAAAATCTAAAATCATAAAAACGTACCTACAAGACAAACACGTCTACCTTTAGTGGGAGGTAACAAATAATGTTCTCCGCTAAAGATCAATACATCATCTTCTTCTGGAACATAAGTTTTTCCATCACATGCAATGTATCCACCATTAGTTGGTGTAAGGTAAATGATAATATTCATGTGTGGTATCTCATCATGATCTAGATGAGGAACTGAAGGAAGACCTTTCTCTGTTGAATGAACTGCATTTGCTGCTGCTCTAAGAAAAAGTTTAGGAGCAATATCATTTGCCAAAAGAATATCTCTAAATGCCTGCAAACATTTCTCCAAAAGAGGAGAGTTAGGTGCAGAATATTTAAACATATTATTTCCTGGTGCAATTAGAAAAGCATGAGAGTATCCTGGAATATTCTCATGCCCTTCTAATTCTTTTCCTGGAGTAGTTTCCTCAGCATAATTCCATGGGAAATCTTTGCTCAAGACTGTTTGCTTGAGACTTTGATAACTCATAGACATAGGATTGGAAACTTTTTTAAGCATCAAAAAACCCCATTACTGTTTGCGTTTCTTTCTCTGTAAAAAACTTTGGATAAGTTTTGAAGACAATAGGATCGTAATGTTGATATACCAATAGTTTGGAGAAATCAATCTCTGCTTTTTTTCTTACCCAGTTGTCTCTATCTAAATTTGGATTTTTACCATGGATAAAGTTTCCATCCTTACGGAGAGGAATAATATCCACTGGAGTTTCCCAAATCAATTGACGATATGGTGTCAGAAGAACATGATAAAAATAATCATAATCTTCTGGACCTCTCTGCTTCCTTCCATTCTTCAAATGTGGGGCAGTTTTTCCGCCACCTTGGTAGTTGAAGTTATAACGGGATCGATAAACTTTCTTCCCGTTTCTTTTAAACATTCCGTGGTCCATCTTATACTGATAGACAACTTTCTTAACCTGTGCTCTCTTCCATCCTTCTCCTGGTTTCTGTATGAGAAGATCTACTCCATCATCGACGTGAGGTTCTGCAACGTTAATTCCTCTCTGCAAAAAATACATCTTGACAAGATTTTCACATGCAGTACCACCATAACTGGTGCCACCATCTTCTCTAGATAGAGGTTTAGTTTCCTCCTCTATCATAGGTGGCATTTGCGGAACTAATCTTCTAGCGTTTGGAGATCTACTCATGACTTTACCTCCTTATCCGAGATAAAGTTTTTGATTTGAGTTGCTAGACTATGAATTTCAAAGTCTGATGGGAATTCAGGTGCCTTTGGCATCTCACTGGCGTCTGAAATTCCACAACGGACATTCTCTAAAATTGTTTCGTAATTTCTAACTTCTGCTTCGTAGCGGTCACGAAGACGTTGTTCTGCCTGCTGGTAAATATCCCAGCGCAGCTCGTAAGGCGTTGTCATAGTTATTTGTGTGTAACGTGTGTGTTTGACTTGCTGTTGCAAATCTAAGAGTATTTATACTACTTAAACTCACAAC